GTTGTAACGGTGGCTACTGGCACTACGTTTGCTGATGGTGACATAGCTTATATCTATAGCAGGGCTGGCTTCACTTCCATTGATGATATTGTTTCAGAAGATGGGATGGCTGTTGGTGGGGGAGTAGCCCGTACTAGGGCTTATGACCTAACTCTGAATGACCGTACTGCTGGTGCTTGGAATGCTGCTGCTTCAGTGGGTTCCAACTCTGGTACTGGAAGGGCATTGTCTCTAACTTTGTTGGATACTTGTATTCAGAAGATACGGGAAAATGGAGGAGAACCAAAGCTCATCCTTCTTGGACACGACCAGTACTTCAATTTGGAGCGGTTGCTAAACTCAGCCCAACGCTACATGGGCCAGGAAGAATTCCAGGTTGGCGTGGGTTCAGAGCGTACCTTCCCAGGTACTCGCACTGGACTGGTTCTAGCCACCTATCAGGGCATCCCCATCCTCCCCGATGCTGATGTGCCTAAATCGGTAGCAACTAATAATGCAGTTCTAGGTTCCAATGTTTATGTGTTGGATACGGATTACCTAGAGATTGCGGTAGCCCAACCTACTCAGTATGTTGAGAACCGTGATTACTTTGCTGCTAATGCTCTCGTAGTTCGTGGATTGCTGTACACTATGGCAGAAATGCGCTGCAAGAACATTTGGACTCAAGCTAAAATAACGGACTTGAACGCTTAATCCACCAGTGAAGGGAGTCGTTGCTATCAATGGCTCCCTTCACTTCCATATATATGTCCACATCTATTGATGAAGACGTTAGCATCAAGCTTGCCATTTATATGGAACGACTTGATAATTATATTCAAAGCCAAACAGCTTTGAATGCTTCTATTTGTAGAAACTTGAACAACCTAGAAAAAGATATAGGAGAAGTTCAAGGGTGGCGTAGTAAAATGTACGGCATTAAAACTGGTGTTATGGCTTTAGCGTTATTGATTCTTCATACATCAGCAGTAATGGGAAGTTTTGTGGTAATATTACGCTGGTGGGCTAAATAACAGGGAGATATTTTATGGCGAATGAAAGACACGTTGACCACAGGGAGTGGGAAATTGATGCAAGTACCCGAACTAGTGGGCATCCATTCACCAAGTATTCCCCCTTTAGGTCTGCAACTTCTACTACGGCTTCAACCATCTTTTCAATTCCTACGCAAGTCCTTACTACAAACTGGGTAGAAAATCCAGGCGTGGAAGGTACTGACGTTGGAAAGTTTACTGCTACAGGCTCTGCTATAAGTAGAAGTACGGCTCAAGCAGCGGAAGGTGCAGCCTCATTAGTGGTTAACCCCGCTAACTCCGCAGCAGGAGAGGGTTTCTATTGGGCCAGTAACGTTGTATCAGTTAATAAACTTCCTCAACATTTAACAGTCTCATGTGAAGTAAGGGGAGCTTCAGCATCTGGAAGTGTAAAGATACAAATTACCAATGCTTCTGGAACGGAATTAGCTACCTCTGCTAATACTAACCTTACTACTAGCTTTGCCCGAATTACAGCTTCTTATACTATAGCTGGTGATTCGGTTGGTGCTTCCTATAGAATCTATGTAGTGAGTGCTGCTCAACATAATATCGACTGGTATACTGATAAGATTATGTTTGAAGTACGGGAAGATACTATAGCTGTATCTGATTATATAGATGGAAACCAAGGCATAGGATACGAATGGACTGGAACTACAAACAATTCTTCTTCTTATCGTAGGATGGGAATGACTACTATGCGTGGTATACAGATTAGAAATGAGTCTGGTACATCTGCTGAAGTTGTGTTTGTATCTTTAGATTGTACTGCAACAGCTACCACAGGAATCCCAGTGATTGCTGGACAGGTGTTTGAATCTATATGGCCTATTGATTTTAGGTCACATGTGTCTGTAATATCTGCTTCAGGTACGCCCACGGTTAGTGGAGTAATTTGGGGCTTGCATAACGGATAATGACTGCTACTATTTCTACTTCTGTGGGTGAAATTCCTAGTCCTAGTAATTGGCAAGCTCCCTTGCAGAATTGGCTTGGAGAAAACCATGCCGCAATTATTCCTTTGGAAAAAGCAACTGATGGAAGGACTACTCTAGAAGAGATTGGTTTCGCCTTAGATGAATATAAACGATTGTTCAAAGCAGGGATTGCTTCTAAGGCAGAAACTTTAACTTTATCTAGAGCATTTCCTGATAACGAAACTTTTTCTAGAGCAGTCATAAAAAAAGGATTGTTGGATACAGAACCAATGGTATTAGGTGGCCCTGCTTCAGTGGAGTTAGTAGATAGGGAAGGACATTTAATTACTACTAACGCTATGAAGAAAGCCTTTACTAAGTATATGAAGAATTTCCGAACTAGGAATGCAATGGTTCTTCATTCAGATGTTCAAGTAGGTTGGGCTTTACCCGCTTACATTTCTCAGGGTGGGCAGATATTTAAGAGTGGTGTAGATGAGCAGGGTTTGTTTTTCATTACAGAACTTAGGGATGATACAAACATTGCTAAAAAAGTAATGGAGCAAGTACTTGAAGGAAAACTTAAGTCTTACAGTATTGCTGGTTCTGCTACCAAGACTCAAATGATACAGAAGGGAATGCAGGAAATAATGCAAGTAGATGATATGGAATTAGCAGAAGTAACTGTATGTGAAAAGGGTGTTAATCAAGCAGCGGGGTTTGAGATTCTCAAGGCTGATGATGCAGTTGAAACTTGCATAGATGGAAGTTGTTTACTTAAAGAAGAAACTCCATCGGAAGGAATAAAACTAATGACTGATGCAGATGACCAAATAGATTTCACCCAATCTTTCTTAGCATTTGCTAAAGAGGAAGGATTAATCGAGAAGGGTAAAGACGTAAGTGACTTCCCTACGCTTTATAATACTGATGGAAGGAAGGAACAACATTGGAGTCTTCTAACTAGGATGGGGTGGCCTTCTGAAATGCATCCTGAAACTGGAAGGTACATACCTGTATCTGAAGCAGACCAAGTAGGAATGTTTATTATGCCAGCAGACCCTAAAGTAGTGAATGAAGCTGGGCAAGAGTTGGGTTATTCTCATGCTGCTGATGCACTAACTCCACCAGCTATTGGTAATTTTGAAAGGGGTGGAGTTGTGGAAGGAAGTAATTCTGTAGAAACTCCTTTACATAAGGGGGCTGCTGAAAGTCTACAAAAGATATTACCAGCAGCAGTTGGTGCAGCAGCAGGAGCAGCAGCAAAAGCAGTAGCTCCAGCAGTTGGACGAGCAGCAAAAACTGCTTTAGATACTGGTGCTAAAAAATTCGGTTCAGATGTTGGGGCTGCTGCTGCTAAAAAAGTTAAGGAAAAGACAGGTCTTGACAAGGAGAATCCCATTACTAAATCCTTTTTAGATTGGATGGAAAAGGAAGCTCGTTGGAAAAAGGGACTTGATAAAGTAAAAGAATATAATGATGAAGCTAATGAAGAAATGGATGCTTACTATAAAAACGAAACTATCTAGTGCAATAAAAAAATATGTACAATTTCATATGGAAGCTTTCAGTCACGAATATAATCAGAACAGAAATGATTAAAGATTGGGAAAGTTGCGTCCTCAGATATTCCTTGTTATACTAATGTTAGGTGGGCTTGGTGTTCTAGCCCTTTTGGATGAACAAACAGCTATTACTACAGGGTGCGTAACTTTAATGGGTGCATTAGGAATGAAAATTTTGGAGAAAGATTAAAAATGAATAATGGTTGTGGTTGTATTAACTGTACATGTGGTGAAGTTTCTGGTACACTAGATTTTATTGACCAATCCTACGTGTCTTGGAACACCCCAGAACTTATAAAAGTTTCTTGTCATTGTATAGCATGTGACCAAGAGTGTGATGATTGTGAATGTGATGATTGTTCTTGTAGTGATGAAGTGGAACATATAGGGTCTGATGTATGAAGAAAGTAATTACCTATATTTCATGGGTTATAATGTTCCTACAGTTAAACAAAGCTTTATATAAAGATAGTAAAGACTTTCATGCTAATATCTTCTGTTTATCTGCTGGTATCCATAATATGCTTAAAGACCGCAAGATTACAAATGAAGAAGTAGATAGCTTAAGTGGTTTAATAGCCGATACTTGTTCTTCCTTAATAACTCTCATTGACCGCTTCACTACAAGAACAATCATCACATTCACAATCATCACACTCTTGGT